GGGCCGTAATCGCCTTCATAGTCAAAGCTACCCATGTAATAAGCCTCAAGGCTATCGCCAATATTTTCGAATTTAAAGGGGGTACCGTTGCTTGCGTCAAACAATGCTTGAAATGCCATTTTAGCTCCTTAGTTGTTAGGGGACAGATACATGATTACTACTGCGAGTGCGGGGACCAAAAAAATAATAGGTAGCAGGGAGATTATAAGATCTTTTAGCGCGGGCTCTAAACAATAAGTAACAAATTTGGTCCATAGAGTCAAGATCAAAAGACACACAATATAAACTGCACTGATAATAAGCAGGTTCATTTGGGCAGGGCCAAAAGTTTTACACCGGCTACGAAGAGTAGGCTTCTCAGCTTGTGGTCAAACTCTTTTTCGGTGCCGTTGTTTTCTACCCGGTGCGAGATATAGTTGGAGGCAATGCCTGCTTCGCTTGCATGAGCTACTATACCGTTGGCCGTCGTGATTCGGGTAAGGGATTGGCTGGAAGCGATGTTAAGCACAATACCTCCCAAGCTGAGCACAGTCTCTGCCTCATTATCAAATCGTACATCATCACAGATAACTGTAAAGCCCTGCTTTACGGCTTCCCGGACTTCATTTTCCCAAATGTCAACCCAAATGTTATCGTTAATGGTACCTCGCCCCCATTCGGTACCTAGCCATTGGAGAAGCTTGCGGTCTTTTACAAAGTCATCGGGGCGGTTAAATACTGACTTAATCCTGCGGTATGCAAATTCCTGGATATCGTAAAGAGGGGCGGCAAACTTGATTAGCTTAGTCGGGGAGGCAGAGTAGGCGGTAATGAAGTTAGCCGCAGTGCTTTTGCCTACTCCCATGAGTCCGTTTAGTCCAATAATCATTTGTAGCTCCTGTGATTAGGTTATGCCGGGGGGCGGGTTAAGTCAATTACTTTTTAAACATCTCAAACAAAGATTTGCGCATGCGATGCTGGGGGGTGATGCCTAGAGGGCGAAGGCTGCCTTCAATCTCACGTAGGAGCGCCCAAGCCTGGTCTTCGTTGTCCCAAGGATGTTCTTCGGACATCTCTACCTCAACAAATCGCCCTAACTCTTTAAGCTCGGGGGTATAGCACACGTAGTAGACAAAGTTGTACTTATCAAAGTTGTATACAAAAACATTTTTAAAAATCGTAGAGTTATGTGTATAGCCAAACTCTTTGAGTAGGGCAGCGACCTGATCAATCTTAACTTTCATGTCGAGTGAGATGTTGTGTTCGTCTCGAATGTAGTTATTGGTATCAGATAGTTTACGCTTAAAAGTAAGCTGGTTAAACTCAGGGCCTACCCTGTGGCGTGCAAAGCTAGCGGGGGCGGCGGGGGAGCAGTAGAAGTAATCGTAGCCCGACGCGCGGATAGTGTTTACCGGCTTGAGGGCAGTAATGAACTGCTCAAACTCGGTAAAAGACATCTCATCAGCGCGGTATTTAGTCTCAATTTCTTTGTGCTTCATTGTTACCTCGTAATACCTGATGTTAGCTCCCGAACCGTATTGTGCAGCTTATCCGCCAAGTCTAACATCTCCCGGCCTCTCTTAGCAAACAATTCCGCAAATACTTCTTCAATCTGCTCGTCGTCCAGGTCCACGCTGCCGGTGCAAATCTCTACCATGTAGGCATGGGTAAGCTCATGAATAATGGTCTCAAGGTCCATTCCTTGAGGCTGTAGGTCAATTCGGCGCTTGTGCATATGAGTGATGCCTACGCTACCTCTGCCGTGTCGCTTATCATACTCTTTACGTTTTAGAAGACGTAAAACCCAATCTTTGCCCATAATCTTAAAATTAATGCGTTTCACCGGCCCTCTCCCCAAGCTTTTAAAACTTTTAGAACGTACTTCTTATTTTTTGGAAACCCGTCTTTACCTACACGGTAAGTGCCCATATTGTAAGCACTAATTGCTTTGACCACATCGCCATTATAACGCCGTAGCTGCTTAGATATATAAGCGCCAGACAAATTAACGTTGGTGTCCACACGGTAAAGCTCGGTTTCTGATCCTTTAAAGCCCAATACACGAGCCGTGGGAAGCTGTACTTGACAAACTCCAACGCTGTTAGCGCTGCCATCGTCGTGATGAACAGCTTTAACATTGTGGGAAGACTCTACAAAGCAAAGGGCGGACTGGAGACCAGGCGGGAGGCTGTAGAGCTTTGTTACGGTCAAAAAAACCAGTATTAGATGGTTCATGCATAAGAGTATCTCAGATAGGCCCTATGAAGTCAAACCTTACCGTTCCAGCGGCCTTTCTTGTTTAATTTCATGGGGATAAGCTGCGGAATGCTATCGATGATTATACCGCAGCCAATTACCGGGCGTCGCAGGTTGTTCTTATTGTATGCCATTGCTAGGCTGTGCGGGTCTACCAGGCAGCCCACGGTCATACCAAAGAGTAGGGCATGAGGGTTACCCCAGTAAGAAATTTCAAAGCTTTCATGGTGATGCCCCTGCACAAAGCTAGAGCCCATTGCCTGAGAGTTCTTCTTAACATTAGCCCCCTTGCTATGATGGAAGTAGCAGGGCGTACCGTCCGGGAGGTTTAGGACGATGTCAAAATGCCATGACCAGGTTTTGGGGGCCTTAAGGATCTCTCCGGGGCCTTTGAAGTATGAACGTGACATGCCGTGGGCAAGGGCTTTGCGCAGTACTAGCGAGCCGTGATTAGACTCTAGCACTTGGGCAGTAGGAAAGAGTTTGTAGATCGGTTGAAGGGCCTTAATTGCTTTATCAAGTTCTTTACCGGAGGAGTCCATATCTGGGTCGTGATCATGAAAGGAGATGCCCGCAAAGTCTGCTTCGTCCCCTGTAAGGATGATGCGCGTAGGTTTATACTTCTTTTTAATGGCAGCAAGGAACCTAACGGTATCCCTGTGTTCATAGGGACAATGCAAGTCAGACACGATAAGAATTCGATTGTTATTCATTAGGTCTCCTACCATTGGATTTAGTGCTACTTGTTTTGGCGCAACACGTAAGCTTGAATGTCTTTGCTGTGTTCGGCAATAGATTCAAGGGTATCTGAGACTTGCTTAGCGATGTCTTTAATGCGCAGGTCCAGGGTAGCCTTGAGGTCTTTAGTTAAAACCTCAAGCTCATTCCGAATTTGGTCCTTAAGCTCCTTCCGAATGGCTTCCATGGTTTCTTGGGTAAGCACCGTGAGGGCCTCCGCCTGCATAACGTTGCGAATTTGCTTTCGGATATCCTTAGAATTACTCACTTTTTGCTCCTTTGTTTTTCCTGCGTTCTTTGTTTTCTAACCGTGTCTTCTCTCTATGGCAAGGTTTGCAGATTGCTAAGAGGTTATTTTCTGCGCACCACACGCGATCTATTACTGTATCCCATGACATCTCTTCTAAAGAAGTGTGAGTTGGGACGATAGGGTCCCTATGATCAACCTGTAACAGGTAGGTAGGGGTGAACTGCTCGCATAGGGGGCAAACTGACCATTTCTTTACGCGGGGGCGGCTTGGGTCGTAATGTTTTACTACTGTCAACTCTACTACCTTGCGGCGGATATCGGAGCGACTAAATACGCGTCTAATCGCTCCTTTAAGTAACCCCCGCTCTTTATGTGTGATCCTTGGATTTTTCACTCTTGAGTAACGGTACTATTGCCGTTGCTTTTTGTCACGGTATATTTTTTATCAAACATATTTTTAATCTCTTCGTCGTGTTCAATAACCATTACCGTGGGGTACGTGCGGGCTAATTTCTGTAGTAAACCAAAAGCATTACCTTTAAGCCCTGTATCTAGTCCGTTCATAGGCTCATCTAAGAATATTTGCCCGAAGGCTACTCCTGCCCGTTCCTGAGCTAAGCGCATAAGGCTGAGACTGAACGCCAGTTTAAGCATGCACCGCTCTCCTCCTGACAAGGCCTTAAAGGAGGCTTCGTACCCGCCATTACAGATCACAACTTCAATGCGGTCTGAGTCCTCTAACGTCAACTCTACTCTAATAGGGGCGTCAAAAAACTGTTCTAGGTACTTATTTGTCTCGTTTTGGAGGCAGGCTACAGCTTGTTGCATTAGGACGCCCCTAAGTGTCATGGAGGCGTCATAAAGATAGGAGAGGCGGGATACCAGGGTGCGGGTGTTGGTTAGCTCCGCAACGGTTTTGCCGTGATCTAGGGAGGCTTTGGCTGCTTCTAGCTCGTACTGCGATACCTTGCCCACAAAGGGGTTAGTTTGCTTCTGTAGGGCTTCTAATTGCAGCGTATGGGGGTTAGATGCGGTATAGAGGCGGTCGATCTGCATGGTAAGGGTCTCTATCTTGACCACTACCGCTTGCGCATCTCTTAGGGCAGAGGTTAAGATGCTGATTTCTTTAAGTTTTTCTTCTCTTTCTTTATGCCCCGTAGGGCCGCTGCATTGATTGCAGCGTTTCTTAGAGCAAAGGTCCGCCTCTACCCGCAACCCCTGGATCATATTAGACAACAACAGGGTATCTTGGGAACCGTCCAGTAGGTTCTTCTGAGACTTAAGCGCCTCTGCTTTATCCAAGTTGTCCTTGTGAAAACTAACAGCTAGTTTTTTAACTCCCGCAATTTCATTAAGGTTTGTTTGTTTCCAAGTAGAGGCGGAAAGTTTCAAGTCAACAACGGTACCCTCTAGGCTGGCCATTTGACCGGCTAACCGTGCGGCTTTAGCCTCTAGGGTCTCTGCTTCCTTTTTTGCAGCTTTGCGCGCTTCTGAGGAGCGCACGCCTAATTTGATTGCAAAATCCTGATCTGCAATTTTTTCCAGTACGTCCCTGCGGTCTTTAGCCTTTGAGATAAAAAATTCGTCGGCTTTAGAAAACTGAGTAAGATAGGACGCGGTAAGAAAAAGGTCGGCAGTCACGCCTAATCGCGCTTCTAGAAGTTTTTGCGTTTCCGTGAGGTCCTTACCCCGAAGGTCCGCGCCGCCTTCCTCTTCTGACCAATACAGATCGTTAGACTTACCACGGGTGCGGGTAACCTTGACGCGGTAGTCAGTAAAGGCTACGGTTAGTGTGGCGCTGGTCTCTTTAGCTCCCCAAGATACCGCGTCGTCTGCCTTCCCCTCTTTGGACGTGACTCCAAAGAGTGTCCAAGACACCAGGTCCAAGAGTGTGGAT